AGCTGGACGATCAGGCTGCCGGTCGCGGTCAGGTCACCGGAACCGGTGAGCGCCGCCTCGGCGAGCTTGACGGCCCACGCTTCGGCGTCCGTCACGCCACCCTCGCCGCGGATGTGCCGCGTGCTTCCAAGCCCGCCGGGCTCGTTCGCCGGCAGCCATGCGTAGTGCGTGTTGTAGCCGTGCGGCCACGCGCTCTTCTCGCGCACGGCCTCGAGGGTCAGGTCAGGCTCGCTCGAAACGTAGAAGGCCTGGAAGAAGAACGGCTTCGACTGCGCGAGCGGGTTCGTGAACGCGACGCCCAACTCGCGCACGCAGTTCCTGTTCTGCTGCGCGTAGTTCGCGAGCAGCACAGCCTCAGTTCCAGACGAAGTTCAGGTACCCCGAGAAGGCCGCGCTCGCCGGCGTGGCAACGCCCGAGCCCCAGAGCCAGTACAGCGCCGCGCCGTCGTACACCCGCGGCAGCGACGGCAGCTGCGTAAGGAAGTTGTTCTCCGCCGCGAGGCCGAGCGTCGACAGGGGGAACTGCGCGAGTTCCTTCACCAGGGCCACGCTGTACTCGCCGGAGACGTAGGACACCGAGTTCTGGATGGTGTTGATCTCGGCAATGCCCGCGTCGCCGGCCTGCAGCGGCATGGTGTAGTTGTACTTGCCGGTGCCAGTGGCGCCGGTGTAGATGATGTGCGAATTCGACGCCGCGCTCTTGCCGATTGGGAGCACGGTCGGCGTCGCGCGCGAGGTGGCCTGCGCGCTGTTGGTGTAGCCGAGCGACAGGCTGGGCGTCGCCGCGCCCAGCGCGGTGGCGTTGGAGTTGAAGAAGATCGCGTTCACGCCGGCGCCGTTCGTGTAGCGCGGCAGCAGCCACGTCATCGTGTGCGTGCCCGTGCCGGCATCGGTGATGTTGATCGCCGTGCCGGCGATCGCGTTGGCGTAGCTGGTCGCGAACTTGCCGGTCGAGTCGGTCGAGCGGATGTAGTAGTAGTCCGTCGCCGTCGCGAGGCCGCCGGGCAGCGTGGTCGTCGTGGTGAGGCGGCAGCGCGTGCCGGTCAGGAGGTTCGACGGGAAGTTCGCCGTACTCGTGAACGTGATCGTGTCGGTGCTGGCGTCGGCGGTGACGGTGTCCGACTGGCCGAGCGTGTTGGTCGTGGCTTGTGCGGTGGTCGTCGTGACCGCCGTCAGGCGGTAAAACCCGATCACGTCGACCAGCGCAAGCGTACCCGGCACGACCGTCGCCGCCGCCGACACGGCCGCGCCGGAAAGGAGGTACTTGTAGTACGTCGGCTGCACCGCGCCACCGTGCGGGATCGACGCGGCCGAGGTGGTGGTGTCCTTCACGGGCTGGAAGGCGAGCGCCGTGCCGGCGTTGAAGATGGCGTCGGCGCCGGGGTTGCCCGCGCCGCGGAAGAGCGTGTGCCACTCGTTCGCGACGGCCGCCGCGGTGGGGTTGAAGTTCTTGCCCCAGTTCGAGCGGAAGGTCTGGCCCGCCGCCATCGCGGCGATAAGCTGGTCGGTAGAAGAAAAGCCGGGCAAGATCCGCTCCTAGTTCCAGACCACCTTCAGGTTCCCGCGCACTGCGAGACCCGAAAGCGATCCGTTCGGCAGGGCGAGCATGGACAGGTACGCATCGTCCTGGACCCGCTCGAGCTCTGCCGCGTTGATGAGGAAGTCCTTCTCGTACGGCGCGTCGATGCCGCGCACTTCGATCCACGCCAGCGGCTTCACGAGCACCAGTGCGAAGAAGCCCGTGTCGGCGCCGTTCATCTGCACGCTCTCGATCGCGCGCACGCCGGTGTCGCCGTCGGCCAGCGGGATGAACGGCCCGGGCGTGGTGCCGGCGGTCGCGGTCTGCGATGTGGTGATGGACCCCGGGGCCGCGATCGCGTTCTGCCTGACGGTGGCCGAGGTACGCCCGGCGACGCCGTCCTGGTTGGTGTAGTTGACCGTGAAGGTCTGGCCGCCGGTTCGCGACGAGATCGTCACGGCCATCATCTGCACGCCCTCGCCGTCGGTGTAGCGCGGCAGCGCGAGCGTGTTGTCCATGACCTGCGGGTCGGTGTTGCCGTCCTCGACCGAGGGGTAGTACAAAAGGTAGTCGCAGAGGTACAACGTCATCGGCAGGGGCGTCGCGCTCGCGCACGCCGCGCGCATCTGCCGGACGTACTTCGCGTAGCCGCTCTGCTCGACGCCACCGCCGTGGAAGACGCCGCCGTCGGTCGACTGCTTGATCTGCTGCGCGGTGAGCGGCGCGGCGTCGAACCACTGCTTGGCCTTCGGGTTCCCGGAGGCGCCGGTGAGGTCGTACCAGATGCCGGCCGTGGTGGTCTGGTTCACGTTCTTGACCCACTCGTAGGTGCGAACGCGCCCCTCGAGCTCGGCGTCGACCAGGTCGCCGATGTTGTAGATCGTCACGCGCAGCGCCCCGTGACGGCGGCCTTCGCCTGGTCCCACGCCACGCGGGCCCGGGCGACGTAGCTCATGCCGCCCTTGCCGGCCGCCAGGGCCTTGCGCGGCGCGATGACCTGGCCGGTGCACGCGCACTTGCGCTCGATCCGCGGCTCCTGCCCCTCGATCACGGTGACCTTCACCGCACGCAGGCAGTCGGCGCAGTAGTAGAGCGGCGGGCCGACCTTCTCCCAGAGGAAGCGCTCGGCGGGCGTGCGCGCGTCGGGCATCAGGACTCCGTGACGGTGAGCGCGCCGGCCGCGAACTGCGGCGTGATGCCGGAGGACACGGCGAGCGAGGAGTTCAGCGCGCCCTGGTGCCAGACATGGCCGGCGCCGCTCGTGGCCGTGCCGACGGCGACGTGCGTGAGCGTGGCGCCCGACGCGCCGCACTGCGCGAAGCTGATGGTCGCGCTGTTCTGCGTGGCGCCTCCGGAGGCCGCGTCCCAGCCGGTGGAGCGAGCGACCGCGACGCGCGCGTAGTTGGTGTACGCCGTCTCGTTCGTGGTCTGGTCGTCGCCGGTGCCGGGCGACGCCGTGTGCAGCGACACGTAGGTGTTGGTGAGCGGCGAGGCCGCGGCGTTGTCCGCCACGTTGGCCCACGCCGTGGCGCGGTACATCAGGTTGACGATCGAGTTGCAGGTCGCGGTGGACTTGGGCATGTCAGTTCACCGAGCCGGCGATCTTCGAGATGGCGGCCTGGATCTGGGCGAGCTTGTCGGCGGCGGTCTTCGCCTGCGCCTCGGCGTCGGCCGTCTCGCCGCGCAGCGCGCTCACCCGGGCGGCAAGGCCCATGATCTCGTCCTCGAGGAGCTGCGCGCGCACGAGCTGCTGGGCGTGGGCCTGGTTGGCCTCGGCGTTGGCGGAGTCGATGATGCCCTGCGCGGCGGCCTCGGCGTCGTTCACGATCAGCTTGGCGCCGTCGCGCGCCTCGGCGATGAGGGTCTCGGCCTCGGTCTTCGCGTCGGCGACCACCTTCTCGGCCGCGGCCTTCGCGGCCTCGAGGTCGAGGTCGGCCTGCTTCTGTGCGTCGAGCGCGCGGTCGCGCTCGGCGAGCGCCTTGTCGCGGGCGGCCTGGGCCTCCTTCGCGGCGGTGTCGAGGCTGCCCATCTTCTCGATGTAGTCGGCGGCGTCGACGATGCCCTGGAACTGCAGGGCGAGGCGGCGCAGGGTCTGCGTGGCGTTGGCGTAGTCCATGGGTCCTCTCTAGGCGCGCATGCGGGTCTGGCGACGGCGCATGAGGAGCACGCGCACGACGGCGCCGACACCCGCCGTGGTGAGCGCCGGACGGATCCAGCGGGGTGTCTCGATGGACGTGCAGCCCGCGTTCGCGCCGGCCGTGAAGGTGAGCGCCGTGCCGCCGGCGGCGTTGTTCAGCGTGAACCAGTCGGCCGACGTGCCGGTCGCGGGCGCCGCGACGTTCGAGCCCTGCAGGGTCAGCGTCGCGCCGCCCCACGTGGTGTTCGTGATGTGCCAGGTGACGTCGGCCCACTCGGGCCACTCGACCGGCGTGCCGAACGGATCGGCCGTCGTGAGGTTCCACGTCCAGACGGCAAGCGAGCCGTCCTGGGCGCCCATCTTGTTGTCGAAACTTGCGTCGGGCATGCCGTACTCCTAGATCGGTTCGGACTTCTTGGTCCGGGGGTCGTCGATGCCGACAGCGCCGGGGGCGCCCTCGTCGGCGATGAAGTGGATGGCGCCGTCCTTCTCGAGCCAGCAAATCGCCACGCGCACGCCGTCGATGTGCGCGGTGCCGGCGCGGAAGGCCTTCTGGAACTCCGGCCTCACGCGTTCCAGGATCGCGGCGTCCGTGCAGGCGGCCGCACTGAAGACGATCTGCACGCCGTTGCCCTGCCACGTGTAGCCGTGCGGGCCGGCGTAGGCGCCCGCCACGCAGCCCGGGATGCCGAGCGTCACGCAGACGGCGATCAGGAATTCGCGCAGGCGCTCGAGCATGGCTACCCTTTCAAGAAGATCCGGCCGGGCGTCACGACGATGTCGCGAAGCCTGACCGGGTCGTCCAGCCGCAGGGCGGCACGCGCGGCGCCGGCGGCAAGCCAGCGCTGGACGAGCGCGTTGAAAATCGTGACCAGGTTTTTCAACCCAGGGCTCCCATTCCGGAGTCGTACGGCCGGAAGCCAGGCACGGCGATCTCGCGCGGCGCCACGCGCACCTTCGCGTAGCGCAGCATCATCTCGGCGTAGCGCGTGGCGTCCATGAGGTCGTCCATCTCCTTCACGACGAGGCCGTTCTCGCGGTGGTACATGCGGAACTCCTCGAACCAGTCGTTCAGGTGGCGGGCGACCTTGAACTTCCCGATCAGCATGCGATCGAGGATCCGCTGCAGGCCAGGCTCGACGCCGTTGCCGCCGTCGCCCTCCTTCTGGCCTCGCGCCGGCGGGTGCGTGGCCTTCACCTTCAGCATGTTCGCGCCCTGGTCGCGGTACTGCTGCGCGAGGATGATGCCGCTGCCCTTCTCGGTGTTCAGGCCGTCGTGCGGCCAGGCCACGGGGATCCACTGGCCGCGCGCGCGGAGCGCGGCGGCGTGGACGATCGGCGTGGCTTCCTTGCGCCGGTAGGCGTCGTACAGATGCACGACGTCGTTGTCGCGGTCCCAGGCGAGCCACACGATCGCCGTCGGGTGCTGCCAGCCGAAGTCGATGCCGGCGATCCGCGGCCAGTGCTCGGGGATCTGCAGCGGCGACTCCGTGATGTCGGACTCGCTCACCGGGTAGACCTTGCCGCCGCCCAGCATGGGGATGCCACGCGCGCGGGCGTCGCGCTCGTGCTCGGGCCAGCGCGCGATGATGGCGGCGCGCTCCTCGGGCGTGAAGTGGCCGGCGTCGTCGATCGTCATCTTCGTGACGTGCGTGCCGACCGGCTTTTCCTGCAGGAAGCGCCTCACGACGGCCGACATGCCGAGCAGCGGCGTGAACGTCATGTAGCTGATGCCGCCCGTCGCGATGAGACGGGTCTGGCCTTCCGTGTAGATGTCGGCCGGCGGCTCCTCGTCGAACCACAGGAAGTTCAACGTGTCGCCCTGCCATCGCTCGCGGCCCTGGTCGTAGGTCTTCAGGGTCAGGCGGCTCGTGTCGCCGGTCGGCTCGTGCCGGACGACGATCGTCTCGACGGCGTCTGCCACGCCGTGCGTGGCCTTCTTCACGTCGACGATCGACTTCTTGGGGATGGCGCCCGTGCCGAACTGGCCGGGCGGCCCCAGGAGCAGTCGCTGTACGGTGTCGCGCGTGCCCTGGCTGGTGAGCGAGGCCGCCCAGCCGGTCGTGGCGCGGCGGAACCTGGCGCCCGTCCACCACTGCGGGTAGAGGCCGGTCAGGTGCATCGCCGTCTCGCGGCTCGCGGACAGCGTCTTGCCGAGCTGGTTGCCGGCGATCAGCAGGCGCTCCTTCACGCCCGGCTCGGCGCCGGCGTGGTGGAACTCCTGCTGCTTCGGGTACGGCTTGTAGCGAAAGAGCTGGTTGTAGCTCAGCTCCTTCTCGACGGCGAGGATCTGGCGCTGCGTTGCGCTGATCGTGGTTCGGGCCATGCGGCTCCTCGTATGGCCCAGACCCCGAGAGCGCTTCGGCGCTGTAGTCCTAGGCGTCGGCGCGTGGGTCCGGATCTGCGACGCGCTCTATCTCGGGGTCCGGAGGGGTCGCGCACCGCCGGCTTGGTGACCGGTCTTGGACACGTGCGCGTGTAAAAATTTGCAGATTGCTATCTGCGAAAAAAAATTTTGCGGACCGACCATTCGACCCGCAGATGGGGACCCCACGCGCGGGTCCCTCGCGAGCGGGGGCGTGGGCGGGGTCGGGCGCGATCGGCCGGGCGATCGCACGAGGGGCCGGGGGGCCTCCGAAGCGGTCGGCGCCAGAACGGATGCGCCGGCCAGACAACCGGGGCGCGCTCGTGCACGCGCCCGCGCATGGGTCATGTGAGGACCACGGTGCGGGCACGCTGGCTTAGCGGCGGCTCAACCGATAGACAAATCAAGGACTTGCGGCTGCCATTGGCGGAACATCAGGGCCGTCCAACCTAGTGGGCTCGGATCTCCGGCCGGTTGCCCTCGTCCTGCTCGACCTTGCCGCCGGCCTCGGCGGCCTTGCGGCGCTTGAGCTCGGCGAGCAGGGCCTCGAGGTCCTCGACGTCGGTGTCCTCGAGCGGGCCGCTCTTGATCTCTTTCCGGTCGATCAGGTGGCCGGCGAGCTTGGCCTTCAGGCTCGCGGCTTGGGTCGCAGCCGCGACCTGGCCCTTCTCGACCGCCATCGCGCGCAGGTCCTCGGCTTCCTTGATCGCGTCGGCCAGCGTGTACGAGGTCTTGGCGACCGCGGCGGCCTCAGCGCCCCTCTGCAGCGCAGAGATTTTGGCCGCCACCTTGGGCGACCGCGCGAGGCTAGAAGCCGCGCTGCTGACCTGCTCCGGGGTGCGGTTCTTGCAGTCGTAGATGGCCCGGTAAGCGTCTGAATAGCTGAGGCTTTCGCAGACGACCTTCGTGACGAAGGCAAGCTGCTTGGGGGTCAGCTCGTCGGCCATGCGACCTCAGTGGACCGCGGCAGCGCCCTCGTCGGGAGCTGCATTATCCTGCACGAGCGCGCCGGGCGTGGGCTCGGTGAACGGCGACGCGCCGTCGAGCGGCCCGATCGGATTGCCGTCGGCGTCCGCGACTTGCGGCGGCGTGACCTGCACGAGGTTCGACTCGAGGAACTTGCGGCACGCGTTGGCAAGCTGGTGCGCGTTCGACTTCACGTCGGCGCCGTTGATGTAGCGAACGGCGAGCGACACGTTGCCGTCCTCGTCGTCCTCGAGGTAGATCTCGGCTCTCGCCATCACTGCGCTCCCTGCTGGTTGAAGCCCGCCTCGAACTGGGCCTGGTCGTCGCCCGCGATCGGGTTGGCCTTGGTGATCTCGAGGATCTTGCGGAGGGCCTCGCCGATCGTCTTCATGTCCTCGCCCATCTCGCTGCCGGCCTCGCCGGTCTCTTCGGCCGCCTCGGCCTCGAGCGGCTCGGGCCCGCTGACCTTGAACGTGCCGTCGGGCAGCACGCTGAGCTCCACGCAGTAGCCCTGCGAGAGGTCGGGCGTCGCGCTCGCGGGCGCCGCGTCTTCCTGCGGCGCGGGCTGCGCGCCCGGCTCGGTGTAGGCCATGGTGGTCGGTGCTCCGTGGTTGAGCAGCCGCTGGTGGGCTGCAGGCAATAGGACCCCCGTTGCGGGGTCTGGCGACCGATCTGGATCTCGCGGGCCGGCACTCAGACCCTAGGCACTTCTTCGGACGCCCTACCATTGGACCTGAGGTTTAGCCAAATGTCAAGCCTTTTCTGAGCGGATGCTGTTTCGACATGCGGAACACGAAAGTGCTTGACGTGCTGGTCTAGCGTGTGCTATCTTGCGGTCCAGCTACACCGATCAACCCACTAGGAGAACCGCCATGCGCCGCCAGAAACTCAGCCAGTCCACACAGGCCCGCCTCGCCCAACTCATCAACGCCGTCGCCGTCTGGAACGACGTGATGGGCTCCGCGCAAGAGTGTGGTGAGAACGAGCTCGCCGCCACTGCCCACGACGCCTACAAGCAGGCCGGCCTCGCCCTCTACGACGAGTTCGGAATCGTCCTGCCCTGCACCGAGCGCTGGCTCGCCGCGCGCAAGGCCGCGGTCGAACGCAGCGTCGCCAAGCTGTCCGAGCAGGCCGCCCGCCACGAGACCATCCGCGTCGAGTGCGAGCGCCCCGTGCCCTACGGCGGCTGAACAGGTCGAAACCCCGCAAGGGGTCCACGCGTGATGCGCGTGCTGATGAGACCAACCAACCGGAGAATGACGATGACCAAGCAACAGAAGGCAGCGATCGCCAAGCTGCGCGCCATGCGCGACGCCGGCCAGCTCGTGCCGAGCGGCAAGTACCGCACCATCGCAACGGGCGTCAACACGTCCGTGCTGCACGGCCTCCACAAGCTCGGCGTGATCAAGTGCCGCCAGATCTTCCTGCGCGGCAACTGCGCCGACGACCTGCAGGTCTTCGGGTCCTAGCCATGCCCCGCCTCCCCGTCACCGTCACCGAGCGCCAGCACGCGCTGGGCACGTCGGCCAGCGTCGTGGTCGGCCCGAGCTTCACCGGCGACTACTTCGCGCGCATCACGCCGAAGGTCGGCGGGCCCGCGCGCGGCACGTGCTTCGAGGTCCGCACGAAGTCCTGCGGCAAGGGCAGCATCCGCTACCGCGAATTCTTCACCTACCCGCTCGCGCTCGAGTACGCGCTCGAGTGGGCCAACCGCCACGCCAAAGCCTAGGAGACCACCATGCGCGCCATGTCCTACAGCACCTTCTGCCGCCGCTACAAACCCATGACCGCCGCCGAGGCCCACGAGCGTGCCGCCATCAAGGCCGAGCCCGAGCGCGAAGACTTCGTCGAGCACAGCGCCGCCAAGCACTTCGACCCGCTCTTCGTCTGGACCGTCCTCGAGGGCGACAGCGGCAAGTGGTACATCAGCGCCGGCTTCCACGTCGTGAACCGCACGGGCTACTACGTGGTCTGCGAGGTGCCGCACGACTTCCCGCAACGCGACGTCCTCTACCTCTAGGAGCCTGACCATGCGCGACTTCAACATCGCCGACCTGCAGCGCGCCGTTCGCGAGCTCACCCTCGCGGCTCGCGTGAACGGCAGCAGCCAGCAGCTCATGCTGGCCGGCGCCCGCATCCGCGTCGTCGTGGACTGCGTGCGCCGCCACACCTCCCGCTGCGCCGAGCTCACCACGGCCGTGCGGTTCTACGTCGACGGCAAGCGGATCCAGCGGGCGCTGCTCGAGGCCCGCATCGCCGCCGGACACCTCTAGGAGCCTGACCATGCTCACCGCCAAGCACCCTGTCTGCGTCACCCTCATCCGTCCTACCGCCAAGCGCGCGCGGGTCGTGTTCCGCTGCCGCACTGTACGGCAGGCCGAGAGGTTCATCGCCACCCGCGAAGCCACCGACCCCGTCGGCGTGCCGCGCGGCGACTACAGCATCGACGCCACCGAAGCGGCGCACAACGCCTACCAGCGCCGTCCTCTACCTCTAGGAGCCTGACCATGGACGCCCCCGCCACCGTGTTCTACGTCGAGCAGCACAACCTCGAGCGCCTGCAGTCCATCGCGAACCGGCTCGGCGACATGCAGGCCCTCACGTACGACCAGCGCCGCGACCTGATGAACCTGCTCGCGCTCGTCGTCGGCGAGATCCGGCAGATGCCGGTCGACTAACCCCGCCCCCTGACCTGCAGCATGAGGGCCGCGCGAGCGGCCCTTTCCTTTTCTGCGTCCTCGCGCGCGCAGTCCTCGTCCCACCACGTGAGGATCTGCGCTGCCACGCGGTCCACGGTCATGCGAGGCGTCTTCTTCGCCTCCGCGGCGAGCCTCAGGAACACCGAGCGCTCGACGCGAGGCCTCACGACACAGCCGTGCCTCGCGACGAGCTTCTGCGTCATCCTGCTGTTCACTTCCACCAGCCCATGCGCTGCTCGAAGTCGAGGGCGGCCACGAAGTAAAGCAACGCCCTCGCGGCGTCCGAATGCCGCTCCCCTTGGGGATATTCCGCGACCATCTTCCGCTCCGCGACCTCGAGCGCCGCCTGCCACTGCTCGCGCACCCACTTCATGTCGATCGGCTTCTTCGCCGGCTTCATGCCCTCCACGAGCCTCTCGAGCTCCGCCACGCGGGCATCGCGGACCTCGAGGCACTTCGACAGCCTGCCGACATCCTCGAGGTGCAGCGCCTTCGCACTGGCGAGCCAGCGCTCGAGCATCTCCACTTTATCCTTCGCGTAGTTGCGCTGGGTGACCAGCGCTCCCTCGCGATCCACGGCCTCCCGCGTCGCCTCGCGCGCCACCTCCAGCTGCTCGGCGAGCTGCGCGCTCCGCACCTTCTCCTGCGCGAGCCAGCGCTCGAGCTCCGCGATCCGCTCCATCTCCACCTTCCCGTCGCAATCGTCTTGCGTCATCGTTTCTCTCCCAGTTGTCGTTCGATCCGCCGAACCCGCCTCACGCGGGCCAGCTCCTGCAGCGCCACCAGCACGTCGGGGTCCTGCTCCTCGACGCCCACGTCGTCCGCCGGCAGCTGCACGCCGACGTGGTGATCCTCGAGTCCGCCCCACTCCTCGGGCTGATCCTTGCCCGCCGTCACGCCAGCCGCCCCGCCACGTGGCCGAGAAACCCCTCCAGCGCGTTCGCGAGGTCCCGGTGGCAGTCCGCCAGCGCGTTGTCGATGCGCTTGCCGTACGCCCCGATAGCCGACGCCCTCTCGGCGTTGCTGTAGCGCTCCACGCGCGATCCTCCACAACGGCTGCAGGTCACCCTCACCTCGTCGAGGATCGTCTCTCCTGCACCCCCACAGGCCCTGCAGTGCGGCTTCGCGAACTCCATGAGCGCCACGGCGGCGATCTTCTCCGCCATCTGCCGGCCGATGGCGTGGCGCCTGATGATGCGGTTCGCGAGCACGAGCACGATCCGCCGACCCCACTGCGGCTGCTCGGCGCGCGCGAACCTGAAGACGAGGCTCCCCAGATCGCCCTTCGCGCCCAGGCCCATGGCGGCGACCCGGTCGGCGTCCTGGACGACCTCCGCCTCCATGCCCAAGTCCGACGTTGCGACGGCCCGGGTCAGGGCTTCATGCAGCTTCGACATGCGCGGCACCTTTCTTCGGTTCCGGCGGCTGGGTTGCCGCCCTCGTGTCATTTTTTACAAGTTGCTGCCCGCCGTCCGCAGCATGCAGTGCAGCTGCAGCTCCTCTATAGAGAGAGGAGCTGCTGCCTGCAGTGCAGGCAGTAATAAGACCCTTATTGCTGCAAAAGCTGCAGCTGCATGCAGACTTTTGCATCATGCTTTTTCCTGCACGTTAAGCTTCCCGAGGGTCAATCCGCCCGCCTCGAGCACCACCGTGCCGTCCTCGAGGAGTGCGTTCAGGGCACGCTTCGCGGTCTGGCGGGCCACGCGCGGCTCGCTGGCGATCAGCGGAACGCAAGCCTCGATCACGCCCTCCGGGGTGGGCAGCGAACCGTCGAGCCCGAAGCCGTCGCGCACGGCATCGACGACCAGCTGCTTGGTCCTGCCGAGCCGCTTCGCGCGTGTCGGCGCGCAGTCGACGTGCTCGACCACGCAGGACGTGATCTTCTCGCCCTCGTCGTCCTCGCCGAGCTCGACCGTCCGAAGCCGGAACCCGAACCGCGCGCCGTCCTCGCCGTCCCTCATCTTCGTGACCGTGAGGCTGCGGTCGTGGTCGGCCCGCGCCACCTCGATCTCGGCGTCGACGGCGCCCTTGATGGCGCCAGAGCCGCGGGCGCCCTTCGCGACGTCCTTGCCGCTGTGGTGGACGACGACGATCGTGGCTCCCGTGGCCCTGCCGATCGCCTCGGCGTTGGCGATCACGACCCCCATCTCCTGAGCGCTGTTCTCGTCCACGCCGACCGCCACGCGTGCCAGCGTGTCCACGACGATCATGCGAAAGCCGCCGATCGCCTGCGCGGCCGCGATGACCTGCTGCACGGCCGTCCTGCTCGTGAAGTTCGGAGCCGCCGGCAGCACGTAGAGCTGGACCTTCGAGAGGTCCACGTCGTGCTCGATGGCGTACGCCTCGAGGCGCTTGCGAAAGCCGGCCGCGCCCTCCGCGACCACGTAGAGGACCTTGCCTCCGTGCACGCGCTTGCCTCGCCACTCCTCGGCGCCGCCCGCCACCGCGAAGCAGATGTCGAGCAGCACGAAGCTCTTGCCCGAGCCGCTCGGCCCGAACACCATGGCGCTCGACTCCTGCGGGATGACGTCCTTCACGATCCACTGCAGGGGCTTCGACTGCCGGAACTCGGCGGCGTGCACGATCGCGAACGGGTTCTCGTGAGGGAGGACGTTCCCGGATTGGGAAGGATCATCCCCGGACTGGGGATCCTCGATGCACTCGAACCCGTCGGCGAAGCTGGGGTCATCCCATCCGTGCGCGCGGGCCTGCGCGTAGACCGTCTCGGCGGTGTGCATGCCGCCATCGCGGTCCGTGCGGATGTAAGGCCAGATGCGCTCGTCTAGAAAGCCGGCGTCGTACTTCGACGCCCGCGAGCTGAACTCGTGTGCGAGCTCGAGGCCCTCGTCGCTGCCATCCGTGGCGTTGTGCACGCCAAAAACCACGGAGACCCACCGGTCGTAGTCGAGCTCCGCCGTGCCGCAGTTCGGGATGGCGTCGAGCGCCGACCGCAGCCGCTCGAGATCCGCCGACTGCGGCGTAGCACGTGCTGTACGCTGCGGACGCGCGAGGACCGGGACGGGCGGCGCGACGGGCCACGTGAATGCCATCAGCCCTCCCACGGCGCCATGGCCGAGCCCGACAGCGGCCGGAACGGCGTGACGACGAAGGCGCCCATCGGGCCGTCGCCGGCACTCTGAGGCGGGACCCACTGGATGCCGTGGTAGGGGCGGCCGTTCATGGCCGCCTGCGTGGCGAGCTGGTACGTGCGGCGCACGATGGCGTTGACGAGGGCGACGTCCATCAGCAACCCGACGGCCGCAGCGACACGGCGTCCATGGCCGCGCGCGCCGCGGCGTTCTTCTCCTGCTCGATCGCGCGCCTGATGGCTTCGCCCACGCGCTCCGGCCAGTCGTCGGACTGCGTGATGGCGGTCACGGTGAGTGGCACGCACGGGCACCGCTGGACGCCCGGCGCGACGATCGCACCGCAGGCCGGGCAGCGCCAGCCGATCGGCGGGGGGGGGCAGGGGCTGCCAGCCGATCGGCGAGGGGGGCAGGGGCTGCCACGGCTCGGCAGGCAGCACGCCCTCCATGGCGCACGTGATGCCGCCGACGCCGCACGCCGTGTAGCTGCAGGCCATTCCGGTCTGGGGACAGGTCTGGGGACAGATCTTGATCATGCGATGAGCTCCGATCGGCCGGCAAAGGGCAGCACGAACATGCTGCCGACGCCGTCGGCCGGTACGGCGTCCTGTTTCGGAAAGACTTCTGCCTCGCCCTTGGCGACGCCCGCCGTGCCGCTCGCGAGGCCGCAGGCCGCCAGGGCCTGGCGCATCAGCTCGCGCACGCTGTAGGCGTCCTGCGGCTCGTCCCAGACCACGTAGAGGTGGATGCCCTGCCCGCCCGACGAGCGCCACAGCGTGCTCGGCAGGCCGTGCTCGAACTCCAGCACCGACGCCACGCCGCGCGCCACGCCGAGCATCTCTGCGAACGGCGTCTCGCCCTTGTGCGAGTCGAAGTCCAGCACGGCGACGCGGCACGTCGACTCGCCCGGCGCGATCGGGCAGAGTCCCATCTTGTGCGTGCCGGCCACGTGCTCGCGCAGCTGCTGCATGCCGAAGGGCGCCGCTACGTGGCGGTGATCCCGCCAGTGGTGCGACGTGCAGAGACGCGCGACGAGCGGCTGCAGGATGGCGATCTTCTCGTCGGGGCTCAACGCACGCAGCTCCCGAAGTAGTCCACGGCGATTCGACGCAGCTCGTGGTCGACCCGCGCCGCGTACGCCAGCACCGCCGGCGGCATCCGCGGCGGCTCGACCCTCACCGTCGTGCCGTCGATCCAGATCCTCGGCGCCATGCGGCTGGCGTGCTCGACGTGCAGCCGCACGACGCTGTCGCGCAAGTCCTTGGTGGCGACCATGTACTCGTGGTACGCCTGCCGGAGGCCGACGACGTCGGACCGGTTGGGGTGCTTTACGTTGGCGAGGCCGGAGATCACGTTCTCTCCAATCCGTACGACTCGGCGATCGCGCCGATCGAGCGCCGCAAGACGCGGCAGTCCAGCTGAACGGCGGCCGACAGGCTGCCGAACACCTCGAGCCAGCCGTCGGGCTTGACGGCCACCGACGCCACGCCGAGCGCCCGCGCAGCCTTCTCCGCGATCAGGCTGCGGTGCTTCTGCGTGCGCTCCCACCACGCGTGGTAGGCCTGCGCGCCGCCCACGTAGTCGTGGCCCAGGCCGCGGAAGGCCCGCACCTCGGCCACGGTCTTCATGGGCGTGATGGCGGCGTGGGCGGTCATCTCTGCACCACCCAGCGCGCGACGCCGACCTCGAGGCCGTAGTAGCTCCAGCGCTCGTCGTCGCGTTCGATGGTGGCGGGCTTGCCGTCCTCGGTGCGGCTCATGTCGGCGATCCAGAAGAAGGGCCCGCTGTTCGAGCAGTTGTGGAAGCCGTCCGCCTTGGTCACCTCGGGGTGGGCCTTGAGGAACGCGTTCACGATCGACGACCGGTCCGTGTAGATCGGCGCGCGGCTGACGTCCGCAACGGCCGCCATCGTCGCCAGCTTGCGCTCGACGTGCTTGATGACGTGCTGCACGCCGACGTTGAAGGACGTGCCGTCGCCGGCCTGCGGCTGGACGCCGTTGTCGTGGCGGGAGTCCTCCTCGCAGAGCATGACCTCCGCGCGCAGCTCGGCGATGAGCTGCGTGAGGACTTCGCGTGCGTCGCCCATCACTTCCACCGCTTCTGGTGCACGTCGAAGTCGCGCAGCTCGGCCTTCAGCTGGACCAGCGTGTCGACGTCCAGCATCCGCAGGCGTCCCGGCAGGCGGTACGCGCAGCGCATGATCAGGCTGTCGGCCCGCTGCATCGTGCGGATGCCGTCGTCGATGGCCTGGGTGATTTCGTCGAGGGTAGGCATGTCGTCTCCTAGATGAACTTCTCGATGCGGTGGATCACGGCGTGCTCGGCTGCGGCCCAGCGTTCGCGCGGGTTGACGCGCGACATGGCGAGGTCCTCCAGCTCGGCGAGCAGCACGTGGAGGACCTCGTGGCGTGCCGCCTCGCGGATCTCGGCCGGCGTGACCGGCGTGTCGCTCCACTCGGTCGACAGCACGATCGTCGCGATCTTGTCCTCGTTGGCGCGGTGCACGGCGGCCAGGCAGTGACCGTGCTCGTCGCTGTGCCGGTACTCGAACTCCCAGTCCGTGAGGCCGAGCTTCTGGCGGTACTGCTCGCAGGCCTGCCGGAAGGCTGCGAAGTGCTTGGCGGTGGTCTTCATGCGATCCTCGGCATGGGTCGGTACGTCACGATGAGATGGCCCCCGAAGTCGGGCGCCGGGTAGAGCCGCAGCTCGCGATCGACGGGGGACGCGAGGAAGGGGTGCCCCGCTCGCCTGGTCGTCTCAAGGAGGTAGGTGTCGACGCGGCGGACGTCGAACATCGGCACGACCATGATCGGCTCCGTGACGCCCCTGCGTCTCTGCGTGCGACGCACGAGCACCTGGAGCACGCCGTCGTTGGGCGGCAGCCGGTAGACGGCCTTGCCTTTCTTGAGCCTCACGCGACCTCCTCTGGCGGGTAGTAGCGAACCACGAGCTGGCCGGCCCGGTGCGGCGTGGGCCAGACGTTGATGTCCGTGCCGTCGTGCGTGTAGAAGGCCGGCACGTCGGCCCCCACGCCGGGGTTGAGCCACACAAATTCGGCCATCTTGGCCGCCGACACCTCGACCAGCTTGACCCGCACCTCGGGCTCGCCCGGCAACACGACGGTCGCGCTGACGAGCTGGCCGATCGGCGGCAGGGGGTACTTGAACTTGCCGCGGACGAGCCTCATGGCAGGTACGCCACGTGCGCGCGCGTCTCGAGCCAGATCCGCGCGCCGCACTTCAGGGGCTTGTCGTCGCGCTGGATCATGGTGCCCGCGCCGCGGACCTCGACGTGGCGGGCCTTGACGGGCCCCTGCGAGGTCTGGATCGTGATGGCGGCCGCCTTCCGCGCGCCGGCCGGCAGCCGGCGGTTCTGCGCGACGATGCGGCGATCGACGTGGATCCGCTTGACGGTGCCGGCCGGCAGGACGTGGATCGCCATGACTAGCACACCCACCGGTTGAAGCGTTGCACGGCCAGCGTCTTCCGGAGGTCCTGCACCTCGTCGGCGAGCCGCACGGCCTCCGTGGCGAGCTCCGAGTACGTGTCGACGCCCTCGAACTCCGGGCCGCCGTGCTTGACGATGATCGCGTCACCCTCGGCCTCGTCGGCCTTGATCTCGTCGAGCTCCTCCCGGAGGGCGGCCTCGCGCTGCTCGGCTTCGGCGGCCCGCTGCGCGGTGCGCTCGAGTGCGGCGCGGGTCTCCTGCAGCTCGGCGAGACTGCGCTTGTCGTTCCGCATGTAGCCCAGCAGGATCGCGGACTGGTTCGCGTTGCGCCGCTCGAGCTCCTCGATGCGGGCGCGCACCGTGCGGATGATCTCCGCGCTGGCCTGCTGGTCGTTCGCGAAGTTCGCCTTGGCCTGCGCGGTCTCGCGGCGCGCCTCGCCGAGCTCGTCGCCGGCCTTGTGGAGGGCGGCCCGCAGGTCTTTGTTGAGCTGCTCCATGAAGAGCAGGTCGCGCAGCACGGCGTGAACGCTGGTCATGTGGAGGATGGTCGAACCGTCGGGGTACAGCACCTTGTAGTAGAGGCCCGTGCCCCGGTTGTCCTTGGACACGGCGCCGACGTACACGTGGTCGATTGTGAAGGGTTCCTGGCGCTGGGCAGTCGCCTCTACGGCGCCGGGCTTGGCGTTGATGAATTCCGACATTGCGCGCTCCTCGCGTTGTGGGTTGAGCCGCCACAATATCAAACGATACCCGGATGGCGCAAGCACTTTTTTCGTTTGCTACTCGCTTGACGCTACGTAGCGTCGGGTGTATCCTTTCGCACCCCTCGCTGCTAAGCCGTGTAGCGGGGGCCACTACCAGGGGGCTCTCAACGCACCACTGACTCGAGGAGTACCGCCATGGACACGTACGAGATCCGAAGGAAGAACCTCCACCAGCTGATCGCCAAGTACGAGGGTGCCGCCCGACTCGCGCGGCGCCTGGGCCACAAGGGCAACAGCTACCTCTCGCAGCTCAGCACGGGCCACCGGCCCATCACCGAGAAGACCGCCCGCGAGATCGAGAAGGAGCTGCGTCTGCCGAACCTCTGGTTTGACGCGCCGCCGGGCGGCGCTGCCAAGGACCTGGAGCCCGTTCCCCAGCCGCCCGTCGAGGTGGACAAGTTCATCGGCGCCATCGAGCGCGTGCTCTCGCAGATCGAGGTGGAGGGCCGCATCGTGTCGGCGCGCCTCGTGGCGGAGGCCATCATGTTCGTCTACCAGGAGTCCCTGAAGGGCCACAGCGTCGACGTCGCCAGCGTGCTGCGCCTCGTTTCGCGGTAGGACCCGCCAGATCCCGAGC